AAATATTGTGGCAGCAATTGCAACTCCATTGCTGATAGTTATATCTGCTGAAGCCCCTCTACCATTTCCACTTATTGTAGTCAAATTTACATCATCAAACGTAAATTGAGATGAGGATGGAGTATAACCTATTCCAACATTTGTAATAATCAAATCTCCGGTTGCTTTTGATGCAACACCTATTAAATTTCCTGTTGCATTTGTAGAGTCTTGAGTAAATGTGCTACCATTTTCATAAGTATCAACAACTTCTCTAGAAAGTCCTACTCTTATCTTTCTAGAGTTAAATGATAATGAGTTTGGCATCAAAGTTGCTATTTTTTTGTTACCTTCCGATAATTCTGGATTATAAAAATCAACAGAACCAGACTCTATAAAATCTGCTCTATAAAGAGTATACTTTAAATCTTCCCACTGACTTGGTTCCCATGTAGATCCATTTTGAGATTTAAATAAAGATCCCATGTATTGTTTATTTGGATTTGATATGAATACATCACTAATCAAATCCGTTTCTCCCATTCTAGAGATATAAACACTATATTTTGTAGAGTTTGAAAGTAAGCAAACGCAATAATCAGTATTATTTCCTTCCAGGTATATTGGAGATTTGAATTGGAAAGTTGTTGCAACAGAACCATCAGATGATACGTCGATATCTCCTGGGTCTAAAACAACTTCGGAATTCGGAACAATTACTTGAGTGGGAATACCCGTATTCATTGTTCTTATTTGGAGAGTGACTGGAATATCCATGTCATCAATAGATCTAAAGAATATATCACATTTTGTTAGGAATATTCCACCATCTTCTTCTACCAAGAATGACTGTGCAAGAGGGTCATTCCACGCCAGAACCCTATCGTTTGAACGAGTTGATCCTACTTGTGAACTACTGACAATTTCTGTACTTAAAGTTCTTTCTATTGGTCTACTATCAAATACTGGTTTTTGTTCGACCTTAGCATTTCTGACTGAAATAATCGTCTCCTGTGTTTTTTCTATAATCCCGGATGCAATGTATGACTCTTCTGCAGAAGTTGTAGAGAGATTTTGATCATTGTCCACATCATTTATTAACTTAAAGTTTTTCGTTCCTGTTTCGAATTTGGGATAATTTGCATTCTTTGGATCTGGAATAAAGAAACTACCTATCAGAGTGGATGACAAATCTGATATAAGTCTGACATTTGTAATAGTTGCTTGAGCACCACTTTCTCTTCCTGTCAATACCATATCTGAACCTACCCATCCAAAATATTCTCCTTGAACCTCATTTGAGAGTGAGAATGTATCAACATTCATTATTGAGGATGTTGATGAATATGTGGAAGGTAGTGTGTTGTTTGTATATGGATTCTCTTGGAAAACTTTAGTTGGAGAATTGTATGGGCCCTCCTTATGATTCAATTGTGCAACTCTGAATAATATTCTAGGAGATGTACTCGCAGTATCCTCATCCAAACCAGTTCTTTGTATGACTCCCTCTACAAGTTCTCCAACCTCAAATACTCCGCTTGTCATTGAGATTTCCAAAAGTTTTGGAACACAGAATCTGGATACATCTACTCCATCAAAGAATGCATATACTCTTGTGAGGGGTTTAAGTCTCTTTGATATAAATTGTACATTTCTGGATCTCATATAAGGAACAATATCCCTACTTACAACTTTTTCATCAACAACAGTTTCTTCAAAGTCTTCGACTATAGTTGTTTGTAGTCCTGTATTTGTACTTGTTCCGCTTTCTACAGTTAAGTTCAGTTCTTCTTGAATTGTTGTAGTGTTTGTTCTTTCTATAAGTCGTCTACCACTCCAGAAAGGACTCTGAACCGAGACATCAAATCTTGTTCTTGTATCTGGTCTTATCCGTGTTTTTCCTGTCCAATTCTCTTTCCACCCATCCCATATTGCAGGAGCAAAACCTGTTTGTGGATCTACGTTCAAAGTTTTGACAGCATTTGCAAGAGTTTCTGCATAATTTCCCTCTCTTCTTATAATTTTGGCATCAAGTTTTACTGGATCAATCCAATTATCAGAAGCTGGAATCAAGTCAATAGTGCCCTGCCAAAAATTCATCAAGAAAGGAGTGACGCTCTCGCTTCTAGTGGCAAAAGGTTGTTTCAACCATTCTACTTCAGAATAACTGAGTGTCAGTATGTTATTGTTTTTTCTTACATTGTTTCCTTCTACTCCAGAGAATAATAAATCTTGAGATGGATCAGTATTAGCAACTGGACCATCAATTAAATCTATAGAATCTGTGAAATGATTTGGTCTCAACTCGTTAAGAGTTCTATCAATACTATTCTTCAACATTCCCAAGAAAATTTCTTGAGTTTTAAAAGAACTAAAATTGTCAACAAAAAATCCCGTTTTTAGTCTATTAGTACCATCAGAATCTGGAATATACGTGTTTGCAGTATTTGTCTCAAGAATAGAAAGAGATGTGTAGAATTCTAGATTTTTTATTCTTTTCTCCAACGCACGTATGTCAGACATACGATATCTCTTGTGTTCTAAGAATTCTATTGATGCTTGTTGTGGATTATATAAGTATGGGGGCAATTCTATAGTAGCTACTTCTAAAGCATCGTCAACATTAATTGGTCTTTCTGGTTTTTCGGAAGGGGTTCCATAAACAACCTGAAATTTTCCACCTTTTGTTAAGAAAATTCTATCTATTCTTCCTAAAAAATAAGAATAATCTATTAAAAGAGTTTCATTGGATGCTAATATATTTGAAGAAGAATTTCCAGATTGTGAAAAAGATCTCCCTAAGAATTCAAGAGGAGATCTCTTTCCTTCCTCGACCTCATAATTTGATGTTCTGGGTCGAATATCTATTATGTCTGAGTTAGGAATAGAATCTATAGATCTAATTTCTTTTGAATAATCAAAAGAATCATATGAATTTACAGTAGTGACATCTCCATCATCGTCAGGGGAATGAAAAGCACTAGTAAAGTATATCTTTACTTTCTTTGATGGTTCTTTAAAATCAGATTTTCTCTTTACATAACCATAGTTATAAAAAGATTTTTGTTGTCCCGTATTAAAACTAAATTCTGAAGATATTTCAAAACTTGGGGATTCTAAATTTATTGCCACTCCATTTGCAAGAGATTCTTGGAAATTTATAGTCTCCCCCTCAACAAATTTAATATCATTTTTATATACAAATGATATTATAGAATCTGATATTTTCTCGACATATACAGCCACAGCTCCACTTGTTTGTCCAACAAGAATTTCTCCCAGCAACAAATCGTTGGTTGTTGTTGAAAATGTATCTAAGGAAGATAAATCCATTCTAGGAGAAGATGGTTCTTCAATTCCAGAAGACTCAAATATACCATGAATATCAATAATGTCTGGCACATTTAATGATAATATTTCATCTTGAACTCTAGTTCCAAACGGATAATCTCCATATTGTAGGCCGTCATTTAAAGTTGACTCTCCTGTCCCGGATGCAGAATACTTTGATTTGTCAATTAAAACAGAATTAACTCTGTTCTTACGTTTTACTTTGGATTTTGGTTTTGATTTCCTTAATGTTGCTATTAATGTAGCCCCAACGTCATCCGCACTCAAATTTGAAATTTGAAAAGTTTTTAGATCATTACTAAATGTAAATTTATCTGATGTTAAAATTTCTGTTGATCCGTCTGATCTCATTAATGAATATCTTCTAGATGTAAACGGCAAAAAGATTTCATTATCTCCAGAAGTTGGTATAGTCGTCGATGATATTTCTTTTCCTACAATATCTATAGTATATACTTTTCGTATTGTTATAGATGCTTCCGATAAGTTCGTAGTAGATACATTGTTTTTACCAAGTCTAGTAAACAAGGTATTATCACTAGATTCACTAAGTTTTGTTTTGAGAATTTTTAAATCAGTAATGTTTAGATGATCATCCGGAAGTTTTCCGTTAACAATTCCGGAAACCGTAGTTACTCCAACAATTGACAATGTCCCGTCGTCTATAGAAACTATTTTTGACACAATCGGATCTGGTGAAGTAGATAGATCACTATATTGTAAAAGATCTCCTGCACTTACATTATTCAAAAGTGATGGGTTAGAACTTCTAACGGTACTAATTCCTCCAGAAAATTCTGATATGGTAGCTATTCCAACATTAGAAGAGACTGATTGAATTGTATCGGCACTAAAAGTGTTGATACCAACGACACCATCTGTAGTGCCAAATAAAGATTTTACACTAGAGATATCATTTTTTGATATATCGGTGATTACTCTCCCATTTTCTATTCCATCAAAAATTAGAGATTCATTTTTAATAAAAGATCCAGATACTTGATATATTGTTAAAGTAGTTTCATCATTAACAGAATCCTTAAGAAACGCTGTAGCACCACTATTTTTTCCTTTAATAAATGTTGGGGTACTTAAAGTAATTGATTTATTTAATGTCAATTTCGTAAAGATTTGCACATCATACAATGATATCCCCCAAATATTAGAATTGGAGTTTGATAATTCATATGCTCCAGATTCCAATCTAAAATCATAAACTCTGGCCAAACCCACTTCTTCTCCAGGAGCTCCATCATGATCCACATCTTCACCAACTCTACTATTTCTTAAACTGATTACATAATCATTTCCTAGTCCAACAGTAGGTGACCGGAATACTCTATTTAATTTAAGAGTGGTTCCCGTATTATAAAATAAAGATTGTCCTTCGACAACTTTTTCTGACCTTGGTTTTGGAGCATCTAAGAAAACTGGAGATCTAACATCAATCTCATATCCACGAACAAATGCTTTTCCTGGAGAAATTTTATATACACCAAGATCGTCTGAGGGAGTTCCTCCACTGGGAGTGAATTGATTAGAATTAAAAATTCCACCACTACCAACATTATCATTCAAAGAATTTAAATATGTTACACCAAAAGGTCTAACATAATAATCTCCAGATTCTGCATATGTTCTTCTTGCTAAAGTATCGGAGACATCTTTGGCTCTAAATCCGCCGTTACCAGAAGAAATTGCTCCACCAATAATTTTTTTTGTATTTAAAACGCCATTATTTACAGTAGCTAACTCTACAAAATTAGTATCATCAAAATCATCTAACTGTTTTTTAGTTAGACTTACTGAAATCTTTAATCTATCTGCACCAGGAGCAGAATAATTATTATATCCTTGAGAATTATCATTTAGTGATTCGTCGGAATCTGATGTAATAATCTCCTCATTGATAAACAAACCCACTCTATAACTAGGTGTATTTGAATATTGATCTAATATTAAGGTTTCTTTATCGACAGTTACAAAACTTCCTCGAATAAAATATACTCCAGCATCGATACTAAATGAAGAACCAGTAGCAGCACTAGAATCGGAAATTGTTGATGCAAATGGAGATCCAGCCTGAATAGTTGTATTTCCGAGAAGTCCAGAACTAATTACTTGATTTGATACTAAGGATTCCCCATTGCTAAAAACTTGAGTAGAGTTATTTTGTGTACTTGATCCAAGATAATTTACATATAAAGTTAAACTTCCTCTTTCAGAATCTTCCGGAAACAAAACATAATCGACATAAGCAGTCACCCCAGAAGATTGTCCTGTAATTTTTGATCCAATCAATTGATCTGCATAGGCAGATACTGGAACTCCTTGATAAGTATTGTTGAGTTGTACACACTGATAAAGTCTAGAATATCCTGTATTTCCTGGTATTACTTTATCGCCATCTTTAAAGAAGTGTTGACCAAACTTCTCAATCTGATCCTGCAGTATTGATTGTAGAGTCGTTAACTCTCTTGCCTGAATTGGATACCCTGGTTTAAATAAGACCTTGTGATAATCATTGGCAGAATCAAAGTCATCAAAATAAGGGGATACGTTAAGATTAGTTTGCTGTGGCATAATTCTTTAGAACTGCAAAATGATTTTTATGTCTTCTTTCTGATTCGAAGATCTTGTAATAGATGGTCTATTATCAACGTAAATAATATTTCCTGCGTGTTTCTTCACTTCTGGATTGGATAAACCATTAAAAAATTCCTGACCAAGATAATATGTTCTATTATTTATTACCGTAGATATACCAGAAAATGAACTATCTATTTGTAGATTTGATCCGGATGATGGAATAATTGTCAAGTCGCCACCAGCTCCCGGAGCAGATGTAAACTCATTAATCTCAAATCCATATTGTGGATTTGTAATTCCTATTCCAGTGCTGTTAAATCCAGCAATAGTTCTATCTTGCCAATACTTTAATACCCCTGTTACTTGGTCATAGTTAATAACTCTACCAACTGCTGTGGTTCCAGCAGAAATAGTTTGGCTAACAAAAGAATCTGGAGTAAAAGATGCAGAACTATATCCAGCACCAACTAATCTTAGTGCAAATGTGGCGCTAGCCTTATCCAATGATAACAAAGTAGAATCCGTTGATTGAGGATTTTCTATTAATCCAACTCTAGCAATTTGATTTCCGGTTATAAAATCTGGATTGGATATATCATTTTCTATTCTGGAGTAAAGCAGTACGTTGTATGATCCCAATTCGTTGTAAATATTTGATCCATGACCACCTTTTGGAGAAATGATAACATCAAATGTTGGTTTTGATGTGCCAAAAGAAATTCCTGAAGCGTCTAAATCTACAGTTCCGTAAGTATAACCAAATCCTTGATTTGACACACTTATAGACTCAACTTTTCTGTCGTTATTTGTTACGATAGTACATTCAGCACCAACACCATCTCCAGAAATAGGAATTCCAGTATACTGTGTTCCACCAATTGGGCCAACAGAATCTCCCCTATTTGTGATAGTTATAACTTTTATAGATCCATCAACTGCATTGTTTCTTACATCAGAGTTTTCAGAGCTAGTTTCCCAATCTTGTGGAACGGGAATAAAATCTGTAGATTCAAATTTTACAATATCACTTGGTTTTATGGTATACAAATACTTCCAAACATATCCATCACCACTACTACCTGCAGATCTTGGTTCTAAATCTGTAAATGTTGGTTCGTCCAGAGATGGTCTTCCCGTAGGGTTATCTGGATCTGTTCCATTTTGCAAACAAATGTATACTCTATAATCACTGTTTAAAACATAATACGACGCGGAATATAAACTGGTTGAACCAGAAATCTTTGCCGTATTTGTTCTACTATAGTCATGACGATACATGTCATAGGTAGTACCGGAAGACCACAGTCTTCTAGAAACAACCCTTCTCACATCTGAAGAGTTTATTTTCTTGAGAGCGATCATTGTGTCCCAATAATTATTCTCTTCATCAAAATTATCCTTTGGTGAAGGTGGGTCTATATCCCAATTAGATTGATAGTTTGTTGGGTTTGGTAATCCAACAAAAGAGTAATATGAATTACCAGAAGACCTAACTTCATTTACAAAGTTTTTTGCGTTTAATATTCTAATCTGATCAGTTACGATTGCAGCCATTGCACACAGTTTTTTTATCTATTTATCACACTACTAAACAATATAATTCTTATACTTTAATTGTTTAGTTCTTTGTAGAATAGTGTTTACTGGGTAGGAAATCAACTTTGATCTCCCATCAAGAGTCACTTTGCCCCAACTGAAGATTGCAAACTGATTTGATATCTTTATATCAGAAAAACCAGAAATAGATTCATTTACGTTGACATACACTCTTCTGCAGAGAGCACTTTCGATAGAAACTCCATCTGAGTCAACTTTAACCGGAACTTCTATTGATTCAACCGTATCAACCTTGTAGGTGTTATCTACAAAAGATAGTCCAGTACTAATTGAATCCCCGTTTTCATCCAATGATGTGATTGAAAAATCTTCACTGCCAATACTTGAGTTACTGATGGTAAAGTAATCTCCAACATCCAAAGAACTGATAGTAATTTCATTGTCAACTAATTTGGTATTTCTTAATGGAGAATTTGATGGTATGTGCAAGTCAAATATAAATTGTTTCTCACCAGTGTCTTTTTCATGAGTTCCAAATCCAACTACTATACCAAAATCACCATCATACGAAACTACGTTATTAGTTTCTGTAACGGCATATTCTTGAGATATCAATGTTACTTTGTTTTGAAAATCTAGAGAAGTATCATTCTCATTCTTTGCGTTAAATATTGGTCTAACTCCATCACAATAAAGAACAGTAGATCCTATTTCTATGGGCGATATAATATGTGCAATTGGATTGATAATTGGTTCATAAATTTCTCTATCTTTTCCAACTTCTTGACCATCAATAATTTTATCCTCCGTTTGACGACACCAATCAACTGGTCTTAGTAAGTTCTCATCACTAGTATTTCCTGGACCAAAGTATAAGTTTGTATTTACAAGATTTGTTGATTCTATCGAATTAACAGTCCGCGAATCTTCATCTAAAAACTTAGATTGTCCTATTGAAGAATCGTTACTGACATTTAATGTATCTCCTGGTTTCACAGTCTCAAGTATTTCTCTATCAATAACATCTGCTCCACCCGTACCCTTATAGAAAATAATCTTTACACTATCTCCAACTTTGAGTGCTTCTGTAAAGGTTAAAACACTACCACCAGTAAAGACGTATCCTTCTCCAGGGACTTGCAATATTTCATTGACAAAAACGAGAAGAACATCTTGAACATTAATTTTAGACCCTTTAGAAGCTATGATAGAAACTATATTTCCAGAAAGAGATAGTGGGAAAGATGTTCTTTCTCCGTCTATAAATCTCTCAATACTGTCCAAAACCTCTAAGGTTCCCAAAGACCATCCAGTAAATTTATCAGTAAATATCTTATCAATTGTAACTTTAAACTCTTGGAATGAAGAAGTAGTTGGAATTCCTGATTGCCCACCAAAAGGAACAGTCAAAACTTCACCAACGTTATATCCATATCCAGTATTTTTTATTTCAAAATCAACAATACTTGATCCATGTCCAACAACAACATCAACAGTTGCTCTTGTCCCTATTCCAGATGATGGACTAGAGTCACTAAAGATTAATGGAATATTTTCATATGAAAGGGGATCATCAAAAACAACAATAGGAGGATTGGTATAAGTATATCCAGTTCCCGGATTTGTAATTGACACACTTGAAATATGTCCATCACTTATAGAGGCTGAACCAATAATATCAGTAAAATCATAATCTGAGGTCTTAACTCCAACATTGACGGTTTGAACGCCTGGTCTGTATCCAGAACCACTATTTCCAATACTTATCGATTCTATTGTTCCTTCAATAGAAACAATAGCAGTTCCTCCTGCAGATACTAAAGGTTGATACCCAAACCCATTATCGGATCCAACCGATACTATAATACCTCCTTTGGGGAAACTTGATATTCCAACATCATTGGTTATACTCTGGGAGTTTCCTGTAAATGTAAGAGCAGTCTCTCCTACACCCTCAGATAGAACATAATCGCTAGTTTGTCCTGGACCTTGGAATACGTCATTGACCAAAATGATAGCATTTTCATTAGAAATTCCCGTTACATCAACTCCATTTGATTTAAGTGTAAATTCGTTATTTGTTCCATTAAAATCTTGAGATATATCGTCAAAAACATAGTTCTTATAATATGTTTCATTTGAAGTATTTGGGATACCAGATCTCAAAAATACTCTTGCATGGAAACTAGATCCTGTCGATATTCCAGTCCAATCTCTTTCGTCGGGAATATTTGCTTCTCCACCCAAAGGAATATTTCCTGATGGAGCTTCAATAAACGTAAGAACATTGTCTACAATATTATAATCTCCAGTAACTTTAGTCACCAGTTCTCCAGAAGGATAGTTGCCAACAGATGTTCCAAGCCAAGATCTACGAACTCTGAGTCTATTCGTGACACCAATACCAATGCCTTCAATAAGCATAATTTCATTACCAACCCTGACCAAGTCTCCTCCAAAGAATGATGTAATTCCAGTGAATTCTATTAAATCGTCAGTAGTTGCAACATCCTCTAATAGGGTTGTTGTTAGTGCAACAGAGACAACTGGAGATTGTATAATATTATCAATAGAAACTATTACCTTAGAATTTTGATTTGTCGATACAAATCTATGCTCTGTTCCTATACCGACGCTAACAATATCCAAGGTATCTGGAATACTTTTCAGAGCATTTTGAGCACTGGACGCCAATTTAATCTTATTGTCACTGATGTTCACAACAAATAGTTCTCCAGGCAGTTTATCTGTAAGTCCTATTCCGACAAAATTTTCGGTCGAGATTCCGATAGATTCGGTGGATCCCACTCCCGTGTTGTAATATTTTATAGATTCTCCAGAAACAAAGAAATGGTTTGGTATGATAATAGTATCCTCATCTACATCAACAATAGATGGATCGTTTCCTTTAAATACTTTTTCAAAAATTGGGTCATTCTTGTATGTCAAGTTAAAAGATCGTTTAATATCTTTTTCATTTCCTTCATAAAGTCCAAAACCAGTTTCTATTGATCCATTATTGAAATCAATTTGATCTTTTGCATCATCTTCATTTCTGAGTGCATTCATGTATACATTTACATTTACATCAATACCAGGTAATGGCGTGAATAAAACTTGAGTAGTTGCTGCGGTTCCAACCTGAGATTTAACTACTCTTGAACCAATCGTTCCCAAACCAGAAAGGGTTGTAACCTCACCAAATTCGGTATCATAAGTTTCATAACCAGAAATTGTTGGTTGATAGTCATCTACAACAACAAACTCTGAGAATTGATACTCATTATTCGTAGAATCATGAGCTTGAATCATAAAATATCCCACATCATAAGTACCATCACATGGATACTCTGATATTACAGTCTCCTCTGGCAATATAGAGGATGGAATTGATGTTACTCTAGATTCTATTCTAGAGTGCTTCATATCTACCGATTCGGATTGATCGGAGGTTGAATTTGCAAGTCCTACAGTAATTGTATTAATTACTCCAGTAGATCCTACACCAACGGCATTTGGAATGAAATCTACATTCAATTTCGATCCACTTAAGTACGCAAAGTACGTGCCAAATCCCGATGTTGCATATGGTCCAGAGCTTGTGGTTAGTTGTCCATATTCAAGCATAGAAACCTCGTTTCCATTATGTGCGATATTGAGTTGTGTGAATTCAAACTCATTACCCTGATACGAATCTGCTGTTAATTGGACAAGAACTTTTGCTGAGTTATATCCACTATCAATACCGACAATGGTCGATGAGTGTCCGTAAGAAATAGCAATACTACTGGTGTCTATAATGGATTGCCCAATAATAGTGGTTCCTGCACCAAGTAAATTGTCATCCAAATTATATGACACATTAGTAATATCATAATCATTGATGGAGAATCTTGTTGGGAAGAATTGAACCTGACCATCTGTTCCAGAAATAGTAAAATCAAAAAATCCTTGGTCATAAGTTGTCCCAACTCTTCCATATTGATTCATATATCCAAATGATCTGTCATGAATGAGATCAACAATCATTAATTGTCTCTGCTGCGTAAACCTTCTATCTTTAACATATGTTATATACTTGATCGCTCTCTTATCTCTAACATCAAAGTTGTCGATAACACTAAAGGTTGTTGGTCTTGGTTTGCTATTAAAAGTACTACTTACATCATCAACCGAAAGAACTCTGTTTCCAACAGATTCTGAAAAGTCTGTAATAATTCTATTTGCAAAGATAACTTCATTTGATATTGTGTTTGAGTTTATTGATAATGAGTTTTCCTTCACTAAGTCAAAATCATAAACACAATTCAAATTCGCAACTCCTATTAAATCATTAATAGTGTCGTATGATGTTAAATCCGTGGAGAGTCCAACAACTAAGGAAGTTTTGTTATCTGGCGAAGATTCTAGTTGATAATCTGAGAATTTTTTATATCCAACGCTGTGGTTCAATATCGAAACAGGATCGTTCCAAGTATCATAATCAACTCTCGATTTTAAAGAATATGAAAACTTCTGATAATAATCGCCATCTTGAATTCTTTGCGTATTCTCATTTAAGAATCCAGATTTTGCTTGCAGTCCATCAACTACGGTTGAAGTGCTTTTTAAATTAAAATATGAATATGGAGATTCTATATTCTTTGCAATACCTTGAGTTTTTGATGTCACACCTTCAATAATTTCCCCAACAACAAAATTTTGCTTTGATGAAATCCGTAAAATGCCAGTTTTGGGATCCCATCCGTTTACAGTTCCGGTTGCCGAATCTGATCTTACAGACTCATCGGAAAAATATTGATTATTTCTTAATAATACATTAAAGGTTGGGAAATGTTTCTGAGGTATAATTCTTCCCACAGAATTAATATCGTCAAATGATCCTGGGGTATCATTAGTTCCCTCAAAAAATTCTGACATACTATAAGTTACTGTCCCTATACCACCAATATTCTCGTCTGTAGAAGTAATGGTAAACAACTGGTAATTATAATTTTCTGAATTGTATCCTCTTTCAGTAGAGCCAACACCGATGCTAACGTTTTCAATTAGAACCTTATCATTTACCTTAAATGGGAAAGAATCTGTGTCACTAAATCCTGATGATAATGTTACCGTTACATCTTTTTTACTAGAATTGTATGATACTGAACTAATTCCTACGCCATTACTATTTTTTGTTGGAATTATTGTTGGAATCAAGTTACTTATTCCGTTAGTGTTCTTAAGAATTGATACCTCAGAATCTCCCAAAGAATACTCAAGATCCAAGTCCGATACTACAGTATTTGTCCTACTATCCACAACAATAAGATCAGGTGAACTAATATATCCCTTTCCAACGGAAGATATTCCTATAGATTCTATAGAATACAATGGATCAATTTTAACTATTTGAGGCATCATTACAGATGGACTCAATGTTTTATCTGATGGGAAGTTATATCCAATATTGTCAATAGATATCTTCTTGATTTTGCCAATTGTTTGACTAGAAGCTTCGACAACAGCATTAATTCCAAACGATGAAGTTATTGTAGATATGCCTGGTAAAGAACTGTAATTTCCCCCAGAATTTTTTATATCTACTTCCTTTATTGGTCCGTAAGCATTTGTGCATGTTGTTGTATATGAAATATTTGATATTGAGGATGCATAAGATACCTTTTCTGGAGTCTTATCAATGGTATATACAAATTCTGTTGGCGATTTAAGAGTTACTGTATGTTGACCACTATATTCACTAAACGCAGATTTTACTTCCGACCCAGAAATAACTTCCAAGTCCACAGTAACACTCTGTTTTTCTTCTGGGATATTACTTTCAAATACTGGATCTAATTTATAATAAAGAGTATCTGGAATTTCATCATTAACTGTCAAAATAACTTTGGCATCTGCAGTAACTCCTATAGATCCTATCTTTTCAACATTAAATGATGTACCATCTTTTACCTTACTCCATTTTTTTGTAAAATTGTTATCAGAATATAAATTAAACTCAAAAGCAGAGTATAATGTCGAAAGACTTGAATACGATAATGAATTATCTGATAGATCAAAAATTACTCTGGAATTCTTATATACTTTTATTTGTGGATTTATTGGGTTGATTGTCCCAGAAGATGCTTCTAATATTTTAATTGCTATTGGAGTAATATTCTTAGAATCTTCATAACTGGACGCTAATTTGAAATTATTATCATCTACAGATATGATATAATAAATTCCGTTATTTTCAAGACCTTGTGATGGAGATGTTGAAGTGTATATTACCTTTTCTCCAGTAGAAAATCCATGATTTTCTATCGTTATACTATCATTAGTTGTGTTTACCTCTGTAGAAGAAAACTCTTTGGGATTTATAATAACTCTTCTGTTGTAATCATTATACTTAACGGAGAATGTTGTTGATGTTGATGGATTAACATCAACAAAAACATCATGTCCACTCATTAATCCATGTGTCTGAGCAGTCGATACTGTAACGATATTTCTTGTAATTTTTCCAGTATTAACCTTATAATTTGTAGAGAAACTATGATAAACTCCTGTTCCAATTCCAGAAAAATATAAAGTTCTAGAGTCTCTATGAGTTTCTGCGATACCGACAAAAGTATCAGAAAGATCTTTGCCAACTCTAACTGTAGAAATACCAATCAAGTCTTTGTTTATTTTTGCGACAAAAACTTCTTGTTGGTTTAAAAGAGGGGTTGGAGAAGATAGGTTTTCTTCTCTGGAAACTGTTATTGGACTCCCAGTATTTGAAGAGTACGTTAATACATCTCCGGTATTAAGATTATGATCTTCTATGTATATTGAGTTTGTGCCCAAATTAATAGATTCGTTTGGATCGAAATACAACTCTTTATTGAGTTTGTAGTCAACCCCCTCGTTTGAGTTTGATTTTATAATTATTTTTTTAGAGACTTCTAAAAGTTCTTCGAATGGTGGATGTGAAGGTCCAATAGTTCCATCAATAGATCTCAAGACCCTTATTCTTGATAGTTTCTTATCAATGTTTAAGACCTTCACTTTTTCTGATCCTATACTAAGAATATCATTTTCTCTTATATTTGGATATGTCAAATCTCCAGAAACATTAAAATATGTCACCAATCCAGTTGATGCTGATGATTCAATTCCTGTGCCCAATCCAACCACAAATAAATCATTATTTTTTATAATTGCTTTATATGAACCCTCAATTTTAGTTGTTGTTGTAGATATCCCAGAAATTGTAATAATATCTAGATTTTCAAATTCATGTGGATTTGGAGTATATAATACATACTCTCCTCGTGTTGATGATGGATATATTTCAACGTCTCCAATGCTGCTTGTGGCCACACTGATATTGTTTACTTGTTTTCCACCAACCATTGAGACTTTGGCAGATACTCTATTTCCAGAGATGCTTCTATCCTCAAACGAGATTGAATCTCCAATTTGATAAAGATCTCCTGCACTAGTAATTCCTATAGAATCTATACTTCCATTAGATACAAAATTTATAGTTGATTTTTGTGATAAATTTTGAGGTATATACAGATACTCGTATTTAATATCATCTTCAATCAGATTATATGGATTTATAACCCTACACCAATTTTCATCATTTATATCAATATCATCTTGATTAGATTTGCTCTCAAAATTAAAATCTATTGGATTATCGTTATAATTATTTCCAATTAAGTATGGGAAGCTGGGTCTTCTATACTTTGCAAATGGTCCTGAAGAATCTACGGCACCGTCATTAATAGTTGCAAAATATGCGTATGTCCCCTCAGGAAAATCTGGAGTAACGCAAAATCTCCCATTATTTTCATCAAGAATATCTTCATCTGCAATATATTGATAAGAATAATCTTCTACAAAAAATCCTTCTGGGAATAGAGATACTGGTGGTCTTGACTCTTTTAAATCAATACCATATCCGGATTTCATTTGGAGAACAATTCCACCAGATTTTTTTGCAAATCCATATGGGCCATAAATCGGATTTCCATCATATGCCCACCCAATAATTGGTGAGTGATCTGATGACTTTACTTCTAAACTATTAACACGTTTTAAGTCTTTTTTGCCATATAATATTTTTCCATCCTGATCAACAGAGAAAACAGATTCTCTTAATTTTCTGGGAGCATATATGTGAGAGTATTGGAGTCCAAGATTTTTATTTAATCCCTCAGTAATATAACCATCGTCATCAGATACTCTTGAAAAGTTTTTCTCGAAGAGATTTATTCTCCAAGATTGAAGTATTGGTTTAAAACTTGCTCCCTGGCCAGAAGATATGATGTCTATAAACGTTTCCTGATCATATCCAAATCCACCAGAATTTATCTTTATAGATGACAATTTCCCATCAACCATGATAGGGACCAAAACTGCGCCAACACCACTACCAATAATACTTAAATCTGGCGAGTGAGTGTAATTTCTACCAGAATTTAGTATTATAATTTCTACTATACTTCCATTTCTTATAACGGGTTTGACTTGAGCTCCATATCCAGATCCCAATCTTATTTCTGGAGGTCGTTCAAAGTTTATGACCTCAGACGATCCATATCCAACTCCACCGTTGGATAAGTATAATGATGTCACTTCTCCTCGGAAAATTGGTTCAATTTTGGCTTCAAAAGTTTCATTACCAATAGAAGATATTCCAACCTTTCCAATTAAATCTACTGAAATATCTTGATAATTAAAAATATGTGTACCTATACCAGAACTCGTTAAATTTTCGTATTGACCAGTTTTATAAAAATAATCTTTTCCTTTAGATCCCAACTCAGTGTTTATTCTTGATAACTTGAATGAATCTTTATCTATTTTTGTCAGATAATACTCATCATTAATGGATAGACCCCCAACTGGATTTCCCTCACAAGTGTACTTGACTATTTCTCCTGTATCATAATCATGATTTTTAATATTAACAATATCCAATGAAGTATTGATTCCTACAGGTCCTATAGATCTTTTTTTATTTTGATAGTTAGATCCTGAAGAAACTACATTGATAGATTCGACTATTGACTTTTTATTAAACGACTTTAATTCATGAACTCCTATACCATATGAAAGTAAAGGTATTGCGTTAATTCCTGAAATAGAATCTGCTAAGTTTTTATGAAGTTTTACAGTTAAATTGTCTTGAACCGACACAAAATATGATTCGTTGGGGATCAACCCCCCAATAGCATCTTGATTATTTGTAGTGTAAATTACTTTCTCAGAGTTTCTAAATTTGTGGTATGTGCCAAACTCAATAGTAGAGATTGAAGTGCCTATACCAACTTGAGATTGTGAATCAAACAATGCTGAGTGATTAATCAACTTCATATTAGCAAAGGCTTTTGCGCCTGAGCCATTTCCTCCATTTATAGTTACTTTTGGGGTCTCTTCATAGTCAAAGC